ACTCATCCTCAAGAAAGCAGTTGCTCTAACTAAGACAGACATGGACGATCAACTCCTTGCTGTTGTAGAGAAAGCTATTCTTGCTAGGGCAGAGGAAGCACCAGCTGAGTAATATTATAAATACTACTAAGAAATAGTCCCCTTTTAGAAGAAAACAATGGCAATTTTAGGAAAGATTGACAGACGCCCTTTGCTAGTTACTGTTGAAGTACAAGCAGATACTAATGGCGATCCTCGTCAGGTAGTTATTGTTGGTGGTGATTTCACTGATGACACCACCGACAACTATGTAGAACCTGGAGACATCCTTGAGATAGCGGATGTTCCTTATGTTGTATATTCTGTCACCAACGCAACAACTCTCCAGTTAAAGAGAGATGCTGTTCTTGGTGCTGGACAAGCAGCAGCGAGAAGAACACCACCTAAGGAAGTTGCCGACTATGTAAACGCCTCTGGCGATTCTTTTGTAGGGGACCTTCTTTGTGTAAGTCTTGCCGAAGCACAGGATCCTGGATCTCGTTCCCGTGGCATCACCGGTCCTGGTTGGTGGTACTATAAGACTTTTACTGATGTTGCTGGCAACACCCGTCATAAGGCAGAGTGTATTGCTTCCTTCAAGATTGCTGGTGGCACCGCTGGTGTTGTTAATGACGACACACTACTTGACGACGCTACCACTGCTGAGGATACTGTCGCCGGTCAGGATGATGCTATCATCACGATTGATGCTCTCCTACCAGAAGATACTGCCGGAACAGAAGCCGTCGGTACTGCTTCCTTCACCATTCAACCCGGAGCAATTTCTACTCCTCCTGCAAATGCTACGCTTCTTACCTTCCAGTGGCAGCGTAAGGCAGTCGGTGGTCGCTGGACTAACCTCGCCGCCGAGACCGCCGATACTCTCAATCTCACCGGTTTAACCGTAGCAGATAACCACCAAGACCAATACAGAGTTAAGGTCAACTCTACTAATGGTGCTCCAGAGGTTGTTTCCCGTGCCGCTACCCTAACTGTTACATTAACCTGATAATATGTAAATGTATGATGAGTTGAATAAGGAGACATGGCTCCTTTTTGCTATTCGTAATTATATCAACTCCTCATCACATACGTATGAGGAGTTTGAAGAAGACTTGAACAGATTCAAATACATTAAGAGACTGTTCAAACGATATGAAACTACGGATGAGTTGAAATCTCAGCTCATCCTAAACCATATGACAATGTTGTTCAACGTTTTTGGTGACGCTGCTGTCCCTCTTCTATTCTACAAGATAGATACGGGACATCACTCTATCTTGAAAGCGTTTTTGCTATACTTACGTGAACTACCAGACGAACTAAATAATAATATAGACAACAAATGCCTCACTCTTCTAAACCCATTGATGAAATGATTAACTCTACTGGCGACGGTTCTGGACTTCAGTTACCACCTGCTTTTGTGGTTGTTAATCCAAAACAGCAACGTAAATATAAAAAAAACAATGCTTCGTCTGTGGATGGGAGAACCAAAGGTGCTAGAAACTTATTAGATCGTATCAACAGACGTAAAAAAATGAAGGAACAAGTCGAAGAAACTATGATTGTTGAAAAGCAATCCGAGACTGAGAGAGCACAAAAGCAGATCGGTCAACAGAAGAAACTTGGTCGTCAAAAGGAACTTCAGAAGAAGCGTGACGAAGCCAAGAAAAAGATGCAGTCCAAGACGAAAGAAATGGACACGCTAATGAAAGCAAGACTTGCTGACTTTAAGAATAAAGCTGGTGAGCAACAGAAAAAACTGAAACAAAACAACTCTTTTGAAATGGAAGGTGAAATGATGACTGAAACTACTATGGACGCTATGGATGTAGCACTCGAAGTTGCTACTTCTGAACTCAATCCTACAGGAGAAACCTCCTTCGCCAAGATTAAGTTCAGCAATGGAGAAGTTCAGAACCTTGATAACTTCTCTGCTAAGCGTATTGCTGCCTGCTATGCTCAACTAGATGAACCACAGCAACAGCAGTTCCGTTACATGCTCAACAAAGATCCTGTCTCGTATCAGACAGCAGTTGACTTCGCTATCAGGAACGTCTAATGGCATTCGGTCTGGGTAAACTTCAGGTCATTGAATCTAAACTTGAAATTTATGAAGACCTATCAAAAGAGATGCTCGACAAACTTGAGCGAGCAGTCTCCACTATTTCAGAAAATAGCAATAAGATTGCTATAGTATTAGAGCGTCACGAATCTCGTCTTGATGAAAGCGAGCGTTCGGACGCTTTGATATTGAAAATTCTTGAAGAGATGAAAGAAGAACAGAAAGAAACTAAAGAAAAAATACACGACAGAATTTCTAAAATACAACACAAGGTAGAAGAAAATCAGAAGTATGCCTTGATAGCCGGTGCTGTCCTGAGCACCATTGTGACAATCGCACAACTGTTACCAATGTTCGGTTGGACCTTGACACCGGTCGAGAAGACTGCTATGATTAGGGGAGTAGAGTCCCCTGTAAATGTCCTATCTTGATGATCAGTATATCCGGTTAGTATCATCACAACTAGATAAGTTCACCAAGAAAGCGGGAACGTATAACTTTCGTTGCCCCTACTGTGGCGACAGTAAGAAGCACAAGAATAAAGCACGGGGTTATCTCTTCAAGATGAAGAATGACTACGTATTTAAGTGCCACAACTGCGGCATGGGTAGGACGTTCACCAACTTCCTGAAAGATCAAAATGCTAATCTTCATGACAGATATGTCATGGAAAGATATCGTGAAGGTTTGACAGGAAGGGGATCACAAACACCTACACCTGAGTTTAAGAAGTATGTACGTATTTCTAAACCAAAACAAATAGATCTGGAAAAAGTTTCGGAACTAAATACTACACATCCAGCGAGGCAATACCTTACTGATAGAAAAATAGAAGACCTAGATAGATTTTATTACGCTCCGAAGTTTAAGGAGTGGACTAATCAACAACATAAAACGTTTGATAACTTACGACAAGATAGTCCACGGATTATAATCCCTCTCAAGGATAAAGACGGAACCATGTTTGGTTTCCAAGGTAGATCTCTTGCCCCCAAGGCAAAACTTAGATACATTACAGTAATGTTAGATAACGCCAAACCTAAAGTGTTTGGTTTAGAATCTCTTGACGAAACACAAGAAGTATATGTCACAGAAGGACCCTTTGACTCCACTTTCCTTCGGAACGCTATTGCTATGTGTGGTAGCGATGTTGACCTTAGCTGTTATGATTATAGATGGGTATTCGTCTACGACAACGAACCCAGGAGCAGGGAAATCGTCTCTAAAATATCTAAGACCATCGACCAAGGATTCAAGGTGGTGATTTTCCCCAAAACTGTAACCCAGAAAGACCTTAACGATATGGTATTAGCTGGACATGATGTACAAAAAATGGTAGAATCGAACACCTACCAAGGACTAGAAGCAAAACTTAAACTGAACGAATGGAAAAAAGTATGAGCACCGACAACATTAATGTTTCTAAGCGTGATGGTTCTATTGAACCGCTTGATCTAGATAAGATTCATAGGATGGTAGAAGAAGCCTGTAATGAACTTGCTGGTGTGTCTGCCTCACAAGTAGAAATGAACTCTGGTATTCAGTTTTATGATGGTATTACCACGAACGAGATTCAAGAGATTCTTGTCCGTTCTGCCAGTGACTTGATCTCTTTGGAAAATCCAAACTATCAGTTTGTTGCCGCTCGCTTGCTGTTGTTTGGATTACGTAAACAAGTATTCAGTAAGAATGTTTGGAGTGATGGTATGCCATCGCTCTATGATGTTGCTCTGTATAACGCCACAGTGCTGAAGGTGTATGATGAAGAGATTCTTGACAGGTATGAAGAGTCTGAGTGGAAGCAACTTAATAAACACTGTGATCATAATCGTGACTATTTGTTCGCTTATGCAGGTTTACGTCAAGTCTGTGATAAGTACCTCGTGCAGGATAGAAGCACTGGAGAGGTATACGAAACCCCTCAATATATGTACATGCTTGTTGCCATGACATTGTTTGCTGACTATCCTGTAGAAACAAGACTGTCCTACGTTAGGAAATACTACGATGCCATCTCCAAGTTCAAACTCTCGCTTCCCACACCTATCATGGGAGGGCTTAGAACTCCACTTCGACAATTTGCAAGCTGTGTTCTTATTGATGTTGATGACACCAAGCATAGCATCGCTCATAGCGACGTGGCTATTTTTGATTATGTTAGTGAACGCGCGGGAATCGGTTGTAACATGGGCAGAATCCGTGGGGTCGGAAGCAAAATCCGAGGCGGAGAAGTTACGAGTACAGGCATTATCCCTTTCCTCAAAAGAACTGAAGCAACTGTCAAATCATGTACTCAGAATGGCATTCGTGGTGGATCAGCAACTGTCCACTTCCCGATCTGGCACCAAGAAATAGAGGATATCATTGTACTTAAAAACAATAAAGGGACACAAGATAACAGAGTTCGTGGTCTTGACTACTCCATCCAAGTTAGCAAACTCTTCTACGAAAGATTCATCGCTGGCGAAGACATTTCTCTCTTCAGTCCACACGATGTTCCTGGCTTGTATGAGGCTTTCGGTACTCCTGGTTTTGATAAACTATATGAGGCTTATGAGTTCGATCCAGATGTTCCTCAAAAGAGAGTAAGTGCTCAATCATTGATCATGGATCTTTTACAGCAACGTTCTGAGACTGGTCGTATCTATATCATGAACATTGACCACTGTAATGAACACTCTTCCTTCAAAGACAAGATTAATATGAGTAATCTTTGTCAGGAGATCACACTTCCAACCACTCCTATTCAACATATTGATGATGAAGATGGTGAAATCGCTCTCTGTATTCTGTCCGCCATTAACGTTGGTAGACTGTATGACACTAGAGAACTACAAGAGTTGTGTGACCTTGCTGTTCGTGGTCTAGATGAGTTGATTGACTATCAAAACTACCCAGTAAAAGCAGCAGAAAAATCTACCAAGAATCGTCGTTCTCTTGGTATTGGTTTCATCGGATATGCTCACTTCCTTGCTAGATGTGACTCTAAGTATTGGGAAAGAGGTTCTTATGCCATGACCCACGAACTTGCTGAGTCGTTCCAATACTGGTTGCTACGTGCTTCTAATGAACTCGCCAAGGAAAAGGGTCCCTGTGGATACTTTAATCGTACAAAGTATGCTGATGGAATCCTCCCGATTGATACATATAAGAAGGACGTGGATGAAATCATCCCCACGGTAAAACTAAGACATGATTGGGAAACTCTTCGAGCTAACATTAAAGAGCACGGTTTACGGAACTCAACACTGTCCGCACAAATGCCTTCAGAAAGCAGTTCCGTTGTGTCAAATGCCACAAACGGAATCGAACCACCTAGAGATTACTTGTCCATTAAAAAATCAAAGAAAGGACCTCTTAAGCAAGTGGTTCCCCAGTATTCCACCCTAAAGAATCAGTATTCATTACTATGGAATATGCCTTCCAATGAAGGATATATCAAAAACATTGCTATTATTCAGAAGTTCTTTGACCAGGCAATCAGTGGCAACTGGTCTTACAATCCAGAGAACTATGAAGACAATCAAGTTCCTGTTTCTGTAATGGCAAACGACTTTCTTACCTCATACAAGTATGGTTGGAAGACATCTTACTACCAGAACACCTATGATTCTAAGAAGTTCGAGGAGATTACAGATGAAAGAGCAGCGGATGCTGCTGCTTTAGAACATGCCCTGACTGAAATGGGATATGGCGGATTCTCTATTGATATGGAAGACTGTGACGCCTGTAAAGTATAAGCACACCTAACGAGAAATAAATGACATCATCTTTTAGAGTTTTCGATAATCTTCCTTCTACTAAAGTGGAAGGAATGACAGTTTTTAACACCGACAAAGTGGATGCTACCAAACAACCTATGTTCTTTGGTGCTCCACTTGGAGTTCAACGGTATGATCAGTTTAAGTATCCTGTGTTTGCCAAACTTACTCAAACGCAACTAGGATACTTTTGGAGACCAGAAGAAGTTTCTCTTCAAAAAGATCGTGCTGACTACAAAAAGTTAAATGAAAATCAAAAACATATCTTCACGTCGAACCTCAAGTACCAGATCCTCTTGGACAGCGTACAAGGTCGTGGTCCTGGTATGGCTTTCATGCCTTACTGCTCTCTACCCGAGCTTGAGTCAGCGATGAATGCTTGGCAGTTTATGGAAATGATCCATTCACAGTCATATACTTATATTATCAAGAACGTTTTTCCTGATCCATCAGAAGTTCTGGATGCTATCATCGAAGACGATGCTATTTTAAGTAGAGCGGCTAGTGTCACCAAGGCATATGACGATTTTATTAAAGCAGCACATGAGTATGACACCGGAAATCAGTGGAAACACGCCTTAGAGGGCGTTCCAGCGGGTGTAGACACGCTGTATGATTTGAAAACCAAACTTTATCTTGCTGTTGCTAATGTCAACATCTTGGAAGGTATTAGATTCTATGTTTCTTTCGCTTGTTCGTTTGCTTTTGGTGAACTAAAACTTATGGAAGGCAATGCCAAGATTATTGGACTCATTGCCCGTGATGAATCACAGCATCTTGTCCTTACTCAGAACATTCTTAACAAATGGGCAGCGGGTGATGACCCTGACATGATGAACATTGCCAAAGAACAGGAACACAATGTCATTAAGATGTTTAAGCAATGTGTTGAGGAAGAAAAAGCATGGGCACATTACCTATTCAAAGATGGATCTATGATTGGTCTGAACGATAAACTTCTTTCTAAATACGTTGAATGGATTGCCAACCGTAGGATGAAAGCGATTGGTTTGAAACCTATTTTTGACGTTCCTCTTAGTAATAATCCTCTCCCCTGGACGGAGCATTGGTTATCTTCTAAAGGATTACAAGTAGCACCACAGGAAACGGAGGTAGAGAACTATGTTGTTGGCGGTATTAAGCAAGACATTAAGAAAGATACGTTCAGTGGTTTCAAACTATGATACCCGAGTGGAAGCGAGCAGCACTGGCGGATCCAGACCTACCAGAGAGGGATTGGCAACTGCTAAAACTGGGTCCGAGCAGTCTAGCAGAAGCTTTTATGATCCAAGCAATAAAATGGAAATACCAGATCCGTGGGATGACCCACTGAGTTGATATAAATACCCCCATGTGGGGTATTTTTTTTATGAAAACTCAGTCTGCTAAGGCAAAGGGTCGAAGACTACAGCAGTGGGTCCGTGAGCGTCTTATAGAGGTGCTACAGGTCCATCCAGAAGACATTGAATCAAGGTCTATGGGTGCTGGTGGAGAAGATCTAATCATGGCTAGAGCAGCAAGAGAAAAGTTTCCACACTCTATTGAGTGTAAAAACGTAGAGAAGTTAAATGTCTGGGATGCTTATGACCAGGCATTAGCAAACTGTGGAAAATATGAACCCCTTCTTATTATGAAAAAGAACGGTAAGAAACCTCTTGCTGTAGTCGATGCTGATTATTTCATTAAACTATATGAATCTTCTACTGAGACCACTGAATGATATAAATGATCCTACCTGGAGTGTGATACTTAGTATCATACTGCTTCTGATTATGGTGGGGTTTGTAGTCTATTGGATTTTAAACTATGATTAAAAAAATTCTTGGTGTAGTAGCAGCGATGACGCTTGCTACTCCCGCTGTAGCAAAAGATCCTACAGTGCTTCATTATAGTAACGAAGCGATGGGATGTATGATCCTACGGGAGTGTAAAGAGGGTGTCGAAAAAGTCTATTCTATTGGAGACCTCATCAGTTATTATCCTGATTCTGATTTTTCTGCTATTGCTTCTGAGTTTAACCAACTCCTCGTTTCCCTTGATCAGATCGGAGTTGAAGTATTTTTAGGTCCGGCACATTATTTTCCTGCCATGACTCGTGGTTCCTATCATACGGTAACCAACAACTTCTACCTAAACAAAGCATTTATGCATCGTCCACACGTTCTTATGTCTGTAATGAGACATGAAGGATGGCACGCAGCACAAGATTGTATGGCAGGTAGCATCAAGAACTCTATGATTGCCATCATCAAACCAGAGGAAAGTGTTCCTCCTATCTGGCGTGAGATGGTGGAGAAGTCATACCCCAAGTCTGCTGTCCCCTGGGAAGCAGAAGCAACCTGGGCAGGTAAGACTGAGGGTATGACTCAGAAAGCATTACATGCTTGTGCTGCCGGTGAGATGTGGGAGGTTTACAAACCTACACCACTCACTCGTAAGTGGTTGGTTGAAGAGGGGTATATTACTAAATAGATATGGGTAAGTTTATACGTTCCATAATGGATAAGAAAGACCACGATGGCTTTCAGTGGTGGGACGAAGGTATGTCGGCAGTAGTCCGCCTTCTAATTTTATTATGGGCAGCCAGTATACTAACTCTAAACTATGTAACAATCCCCATTTTTCCTAAACAGGATAAGATTGATCCTACTTTTATTGCCTCTGTCTTTACAGGAACTTTAGCTACCTTTGGGGTGGTTGCTAGTAAGGATAAAAAGAAAAAGAAAGAGGATGACGACGATGCAAAATCTAGTTAACGTTATTGCTCTACTATCTGGACTGGTATCACTATCAGTTCTAGGTGGTGGGGCATATCTTTATGTCAATAAAGATGCTCTCATCGAAGATGCTAGAGCAAAGGCAACTGAAGCAATCACAGAAGCAGTCACAGAGGCACTTCCTGGTATGGTAGATGCTGCTATGCCAGAGATTCCAGCACCAGCAGAACTACCTAAATCAACTGGTGGTGTGTTGCCTTTCTGACAAAAAAGTGAGAGTTGTTAAATAGTAATGAAGTTTTATGTCTAGACCATGGCTAGATCAGTACCTGCTAAAAAACGAGATGA